CAATTGAGTCCAATCTTCTTTCGATCCAGGGGAACCAGGTATATCATAACTAGTTGTATAATTAGTATAGATCTGTTCTACATCTAATTTTTCTTGTGTAATGATATCTAAAACAACTAAACGATAATCTGGATCTCCGGGCCCCGGAGGTATTACTGCCGTATATGGAACACCATCTTGTAGAGTAAGAGCAGTAGGTACTACCGTTAAATCGTCAAGTTCGTACGCAGAGAGATCAAAGTAAGTTTCGTAGTATAACACATTGTTAAGCAATGTTTGCCATCCATTAGTAGCAACAAATTCACCATCTACTTCTTGGCAAAGTGTACTAGGAATATCTTTGTGCATAATTCTAGAACCTATTAGAGCTCTAGTAGATTTCTTTTCTTTAGCCATTAGCGCATCGCCTTCCTAGTTGCTGCATGCGCCTTCTTAGACAAAGCACCGAATTTCATTCTTGGGTGTTTTGCTTTGAGTCGCTTGTATTCTTTTCCGTATCTTCTACTGTAAGCACTAACTTTACGAGGCGCTTTCTTTTGAGGAGCCGGCGCAGCCATTCCCCGATCGCTAGTAATGTCACGGACATCGCTCCTATGTGCTGCAGCATATCCGGCGGCATATCCTCTCTCCCAATCTGCGTTCACTGAGAATCACCTCAGTTATCGCTAGCGGTTGATTGAATTGCGATTGCCATCCAGTCCTTGGATCCAAGTTTAACAATTGAAGCACGAATTCTAGCTGTAACATACAGTATCCCTGAGCCAACAGCCGATTTGTCCGGGCCAGATACCAAGTACAATGTATCATTAACAACCATGTAAGCTTCACTTAGAGCAGCAGGGCCAAAGTTGTCTGGGAAGAGATCGGTGTTGTGGCTAGCAACATTGTTAGTTTGGTCAATGCTAAGAACGCCAGAAGCAATCAAACTCTGGTCATCAGCTCGAACTAATGCTGTTCCGGGGTTCAAATCTGTTAGTTGAGTTGAAAGAGATCCATTGCCAGCAAGGAAATTGGCTACTGCTCCACCGTAATCGCTATCGCGTTGAACGATAAAGTCGACGGAATGAACAGCAACTGCTTGTCCTGTAGCTACATTTACATAAGCACCTAAATCGATAGATCCTTGAAATCTAGTTCCGTTTGCTGATGCTGCTGGTATTGCTATTGTTTCTGTCAGGTAAAAACTACCTGTTTTTGCTGTTGCCATGGCTACCCCATGCAAACCCAGTGTATAAATTACACTGTTTACAGCCCCTCTGCTTATCTTCGCGAGCGAAGCGAGTCCCGGAGGCTCACGGAGGGAGTGTCCACCTCCAAGTTCCTTATCACCACCACCCCCATGGCATAGCAACCATACTACTAACTTTCGTGGGCTAGCCCATGGGTTTTTTTGCGATATATATATATGAAATGCTGATTTCCTAGTAAATATGAGACAAAAACTCATCACTCTAGACCCAACTTCTTGGGACTTAGCAGCCAGAAAGTCGAATTTCTCGCAGTGGGTACGCGATAAGTTACGATCAGAAGACAACCGAAGGCAAGAACATAGACAAAGAAACACTTGTATCATTGCTGAATGTAGATCTAAAACATATCGAAACACAAAGTATTGCATCTATCATGATGATTTACTAGGAGGCGAAGAAGAATGAATTGCCCATATCAAAAAGGTGAATGCATGTACCCTAGTGAATGTCCTGATTGCGGAGGCGAAGAAGAATGAGTGATAACAAATGTTACACTTGTTGGTTACTCCTCAATTATTGTGAATGTAAGGAGGAAGACGAATGAAGCGAGCATATGTTTGTTATTCGTGCGATGAAGTTGAATGGTCAGAAAAGCACTTCGCTTTAGTTCCTTATCATCTAGTTCCATATCACGAACAAACGAGAGTATGGTGGACTTGCATGAAGTGTGCTGAGATCAGCTGTTGTTGAGATTAAGAATAAAACTCAAAGAATCCTTCTTTCTTTTGTTTACCGCCACCGCCATAAAATCCAAAGATCTTAGTTAGTGAGTTTATGAACATTATATTCTTAGTATCTTGTGCAATTTCTGGATCAGCGTAAGTGTCAATTGCGTAAAAGTAATTTTGTAATCCTTCTTCTGGATCGATTGCATAAGATGTAATTGCTCCAATAGTAACAGGTACTGCTACTGCTAATGTTGCCCGACTAAGCAAATTTACTGTTCTAGTAGCAATCGAAGTTTTTAGTAATAGATCAGTGGCAATAACGATTCCAACTTTTGCGGAAGCAACTAACACTTCCTTTCCTACTTCTTCAGGAGAAGCTTCTTTTCCTTTTGCAGTAATTCTCAATACAGCATTATTGCCAATTCCAATTATAGCCAATCGTGAACCAATTGCTAATGGCAAGGGAATCACCCTTGAGTTGATAATTCGTATGAACGCTTTAGTCTCATCATGTAAGGGAGATCATCTTCCTTTACAATCTCAGCACCCATAACAAACCGTGTAGGTGGAATAGTACATACTGTTTCGGTTAAATCATTTGCACCCGGTATAATTATTCTATACAGCCAAAGTTTCTGCACTGCTGTAGGTTCTGCTGATCCAAAGGAACCACTGGTTGCAGGTAGTAATAACGTAGCTGATGAGAAATCAGTTTGTAAAGTCATCAACCTAAAGTTATTCATTAACAATTGAGTCCAATCTTCTTTCGATCCAGGGGAACCAGGTATATCATAACTAGTTGTATAATTAGTATAGATCTGTTCTACATCTAATTTTTCTTGTGT